TGCCGACCGTCTCGGCGTATTCCACCGGGACGACCGGACGGCCCTTGATGCGGAGCACGCCCGACTCGCTGTAGGTCACGAAACGCGGCGCCGTGCCGGCCGTGCCGATGGCCTGCGCGAGTTCATCCAACTGCGGTTCGCAGTCGACGTTGTAGAGCCACACCGCGTTGGCCTTCGAGCGCGCGGGCAGCCGTGCCCACATCTTCGAGAGGTTCGTGGTGTTGATGGTGGCCGCTGTCTGTCCGGTTTCCTTCGAGACCGACACGAGGCAGGGCGCGTTCAGGAAGCCCAGCGGCGCGTTGGCGCCGTTGCCTCGGTAGATCTTGTTCTCGACCTGGAACGTGAGTTCAGAGGCGAAGCCTGACTCGAGTTCGCCGCCGAGCGCCGCGGCATCGGACAGGATCTCGTCAGTCATGACGCCGAGCGCCCCGACCTTGCGGAGTTTCATCTCCATGCGGGCCAGCTTCATGTTGCTCGCCGTGGGCGCCGTGCCTTCATCGACCCAGTAGCCAAGGATGCCGCCGCCGCGCGAGCTGTCAGCCCGCGAGGTCTCGTCGAACACGTTGTAGGTGATCGAGTTGCCCGTGATGTTGCGCGCGTCCACCCGGCTCAGCAGGTCTCCGGTCGCATACATCTCGCGCTCGATGCCGGGTGCCACTTCGTTGGGCACCGCGAACCCGAGGTTACTGTCGGTCTGCGTGCCGCCACCGGTCGCCGCCGCCTGCAGGCGCGGGTCCATCCCGTGACCCATGCCCGCCGCCCGCACGGCCAACGCGAAGCGACCCAGCGCAATGTGCCGGGCTTCCTTCTGCGTCTCTGCGCTGGCGCTGGTGCCGACTTCCGGCCCCCACGGCTTGTCTTCCGCGAGGTTTTTGCCGACTTCGATCTGCGCCTGCCTCGCGCCCTCTTCCCGCTCGGCGTCCTGGTACTTCTCCAGACGCTGCAGGTTGGCAAGCACGCCGGTCAGTTCGTCCGACTTCGCGTCGATGTCGGCGTCAATCTGGGTCAGACGCGCCTCCTGCTCGGGCGTCCGCTCTTTTGCCGTCACGAGCTTGCGGCCTTCCGACCGCAGAGCGTGAAGGCTCGCTTCGATGTCGGCCTTGGCCTGCCGTGCGGCGTGGATGGGTGATGCCATCGTGTCTGCTCCCTGAAAATGCAAAAAGCGCGTCCCGCCGGGCCTGATGGGCCGCAGAGGAACGCGCTTTCTAAGGAAATCGCGTTACAGGTTACAGGTTAGTGGTGTTACTGACTGGCGTCCTACGGTTGGTCTTCGAGGCAATCTTCCGCCGCCGTCACCAGCGCATCACGCAGAAACGCGCTCAGCGTCTGACGGTTCACCCGTGCCGCCTCTTCCGCGCGCGACCGCTCCACTGGAGACAGCCGCACGCGGATTGGACGGCCGGCCGCTTCCGCCCGGCAACGCCGCTTAGGCGTACTGGTAGCGCCGTCCACGGGTGTCTGACCGCGTCAGCCGCGCCACCGTCGCGTCGATCGTCTCAATGCGGTCGACCAGCCCGGCCTTGAGGGCGTCAGGCCCCGTCAGCGCCCGGCCTTCGCCGTAGCCGTTCCGCACGTCCGTGACCGACACGCCGCGCCCACGCGCCACGTCCTTAACGAACTGGTCATACGCCGCATCGACACGGCCCTGCATGACCTCACGCGCCTCGTCCGATAGCGGCCCGTACGGATGGCCTTCGACCTTGAACTTGCCAGCCGAAATCAGCGTGACGTTGACGCCCTCGTTCTCCAGCGCCTTCGACAGATCCGCGTGCGAACTGAAGACACCGATCGACCCAGCCAGCCCGCTCGGCATCGACACGATCTCATGCGCCTGTGATGCCAACCAATAGCCGGCGGATGCCGCCATGCCATTTATCGCCGCGACGATGCGCTTCTGGTCCCGCATCGCGTACATCTTGTCGGCCAGTTCCGCCACGCCCGTGACCGTGCCGCCGGGGCTGTTGCAATCGAGCAGGACCGTGCCGACGCTCGGATCGGCCATTGCCTGATCCAGCATCTGGCCGATCGCCTCGGTCGACGCGCCGCCCGATGACGCCGCCATGCCGCCGCCGCGATGCGCGATCGTCCCGTGAATCGGCACGACTGCCACGCCCGCCGCTGGTCGCACCGGAGCGCCCTTCGACACCGCCGACAACCGCGCCTCGATCTCCTCACGCGAATACACGCCGCCGGCCACCCGGAACGCCAGCACGCCGGAGATGTCCCGCATTTTATTTGGCAAAATCGCCCACGGCGTCTCGGTCACATACGCCAACACATGTTCGTACTTCACGCTGCCTCCTGTCCGAGTGCCCACCCGGCGATTGCTTCCGCGTAGGCAGGAACTGCCCACGCTTCCATCCCTGCCACCCCGTCGATCGCCTGACGCGCCTGATCCGCGCAGTAGATACCCGCATCCTCTGCGCTGACCTGCAACGTCTCCACGACCAGGGCGACGTGTTTGCTGTAGAACTCCGTGACAGCCACGGCCCAGCCTTCCGAATCCGAGGCGTACCGTTCCGCCGCCTTCGACAAGGCCGCGATTTCCTTCCGCAACAGCCGGGACGCCGCCGACACCACGATCGCCTTCGCCTGCCGTGAGCTGGCGTCCTCGTCATCAGGCTCGGCCGACGCCGGCCGTGGCCCCGACTGTGGCGGCTTCCCCGTCAAGTGCGCGGGGTCCAGCGGTGTATCAAGGCCCGGCAGCGCGTTCTTGTTCTCCATCCGCCGCACCTCGTTCCGGGTGTAGGTGCCCGTCGACACCGCGATCTGATGCGCCTGCCACCGGGTCGCCAAGTCTCCCCGCACCAGCGCGTCACGCTGGAACTCCGCGTAGTAGGTCTCAGGCACCAGCAGCAACTGGTCGTTGATCGCCGCTTCCCACAGCGACAGCCACGGCCCCAGCGAGTAGGTGACGAACTCCTGCCCCTGGTGTTCGATGTTGTTGTTGGTGGACCGATCCAGCGAGCCGACCATGTGCGGCGGGACGCCGAGCCAGCGGGCAATGTCATCGATCGAGAACTTGCGCGAGAGCAACATCTGCGCGTCCTCGGGCGTCATCTTGCTTTCGGTCCACTTCGCGCCCTGCTCGAGCACCTTCGGCAGATGCCAGTTACCCGTCGCCGTCACGAACGACGCCGCCATGCGCTTCGAGGCTTCATTGTCCAGCAGCCCTGGTGTCTCGATGACGCCACCGTTCAGCGTGCCGCGGGAGAACACCTTCGCCGCGTAGGACTCGGTCGCCAGCGCCGTACCGAGACTCTCGCGCGCGTAGGCCAGCACACTCTTTCCCGTCACCCCATCATCAGACGCCCCGCGCAGATGGAACACGTCGTCCTGCGTGTAGGTCCTCGACAGTCCCGACTTCGGGTCACGCACCGCATACGTGATCCGCCCGTCCGTCAACTGGGTCGGCGTCACCAGCGTCGGATGCAGCGGCCACAACTGATCCACGAACCCGCGCCGGCCTGACCGAATCAGGTCATACGCATTGCCGTGGTGGATCAAGTGACGCATCTTCATCCGGCGCCACGTGAACGAGTCCTGCCACCCGTTCGGCTTCCGGTGCAGGATGTCGTAAAGCGGATTCGCCTTCGCCGTCTCCGCCCCGGCATCGTCGGGCAAGCGCCGATACAGCTTCAGCGGCAGCATCGCCAGAGCCGTCGACAACAGATCCACGCCGCGATAGAACGCGCTGATCTTCTGCGCCGACTCCGCATCGACCCTCATGCCGGACATCGTCCCGCCGCAGCCGCCGGCATCACCAACCGGCTGATACCAGAAGTCCGCATCCGGTGCCGGCGTCGACGCCTGGACACCTCCGTGCAAGAGCGTTGCGAGCAGTCCCATTCGTTACCCCTTCCGCCAGGCGCCCACCAGCGCCAGCGCCAACAGCAACACCCCGGCCGTCACCCACATCGCCGGCATCGAATACAGGCTGACGCCGTACAACAGCGCCGCCGCACCCGCCACGCCGGCCACGTCCTCGGCGCCGACCCTATTCCCCAAGCGTCACCACCCCGCGCGTCAGATAGACGCTGTCTGGCGTCACAGGACGCCGAATCGCGAGTGCCACACCGATCGTCATGGAGATCACCGGGTCAATCCGGCCACGGCTCTTACCCTTCACGAACATCAGGTTGTCTTTGCCATCGCGCCCGCCGACCGTATTCGCCACCGACCGTGCGGTCACAGGGCAGTTGCGGGCGTCCACGAGGCCCGCCAGCGCGTCGGCCTGCACTTGGAGGCACGCGCTGCTCATCCCCGCGAACGTCTGCGGCACCGCAATAACCTCTTCTGGCATGAACCCGTCGATGTTCATTAGGTTCTTGATCGGCG